TCTTCCGTCCCATCATCGGCTTTACCTCCGGAACTTATTTTACCATTATTTTCGTTGTTTTTCCTGCTTTGTCAACAAGTCCTTTTTAGGACAGGCTCAAAGAAGTGTTTTACCGCTGTCTCTAATTCTTGCTCTGCTGCGATAAAAAATTGGTACGATCCCTCGCTATGCTCAATACAAATTCTTTTATTGCTGGGATTTTGGAAATCAACAACTTGTAGGATTCTCTATCGTTTCCCAATTCTTTACCGTTAAGAGTAACTGGTTCTTCCTTCTTGCTGATAACCTTTGAATTCTTACGCTCTACATTCCAGCCGCGGATACCGGCGATACGGGTTATCACGTCCTCATCGCTTGATTCCAGCATCTCGTCAATGGTTTCATCGCTAAACTCGTCGCTCTTGTTCTTCTTTTCCTTTTCCGCAAGGCTTCTCAGCTTTTTCATTTTTGCCCAACTGTGCTGTTGAACTATATCCAAGTCATCGCCGAGGATAAGCAAATCAAAATCTGCAGGCTTGCCGTAAAGCTCGACAGAAAACCATGCGCCGGTTTCCGAATTTTCCTGTGTTATAAGTTTGTTTAAATCCATTTTATTCTTCCCCTTCTTCGGCGGCTTCAGCTTTTGTTCTTCTGCGGATAATAAAGCGATCCTCGCCATAAGTAGTAAATGGAAGCGCGTATTGAAGCTGATTGTCTCCGCTAAGAGTCGAATTGTCGAAACTGATCCTGAGGATAAACTCATATTCGGCATCGTCTTTTTCGTTGTATACGGTGATGTGCAATTCGCCGCCTTCTCCCTGTTTGGCAAGATTATATAGTTCTCCATCCTTGACGTATTCATTGATGGTCCCGGTGATGTTAAGCATTCCCAGCGCCTTGTCTATCGCTTCCTTCTGGAATAGTCCCTTTAAGTCGGTCATGTTGTTTGTAATAACAAGCGTAATATCCACACCGTCTATGTATTCCTTCAGGGCGGAATAATTAACCCCTTTGAATTTCCAGTTTCCTCTGAGCGTGATAAATTCTTCGGTGGCAAAAGCAGGGAGTTTATTAGCAAGGCTGACGGGCGGAGAGTCTTCAAGTTCCGGATTGTTTGATCCCATGAGGCCAAATGAGAGTTTAACAACCGCACCGATGGTGAAAGAAATATTCAGGGTATTGACTTGTAGGCCCTTGAAAAGCTGGTACAGTTTCGGCTCCTGTGTGTACTCTTTAAGTAAGGCAAACGAACGTTGTTTGTTTCCTGGAATCAGATCAAAAACATCATGCTCATCATCGGACAAGTCATTGTTCTTGACAAATCCATTTTCACTGCACAGCACCGCTTCAAGCAGCCTGTCATGTTCCAGCGGCCTGAAGTTTGTTACAAGGTCTCCGGCGTTTGAATCGGTTCCTCTGTGGTTTTGGGACGGGTTGCGCCCCGGCAGTTTTGTATCGCTCTCGATAGTCTCGTAAGACCCTTCTAATGAACTTGATACCCAGTTCATGGCTTGTAACTGCGGCGCGTCTGGAAGCGAGCCGTTATCATTTTCTTCGATAAAGTATAGATTAGTATTTACTGCTGTTTTGTATCTCATAAAAACTCCTTGAATAGAAATTCTGCTAAAATGATAAACCCGCGATTATAACTTGACAATTCGGACATATTTACTTAGTATGTATATACGATGTTTCATTGGAAAAAGAAAATAGCTAGTGATAACAAGATAGTTAGTGATAACACAATTAAAAATAGTCTAATCAGTTTTGAAAATGATTTTAGTGGTTTAGCGAAAGTAATAGCATTGTTTTTTCCGGAAATGCGGCATGAAATGGTTATGAGATATAGGGCGGAAACTATCAATAAAATCGGACATAAAGCACAGGTTTTAATAGAAAATGGGAAAATACAGATCAATCCTATTCCGCCAAAAATAGCTCTGCCTTTGATCGAAAAAATGTCATTGGAACACGAACCGGATATGTATGAGAATTGGGCAAGATTATTAATAGATGCGGGCGTCAAACCCAATTCTATACACCAACAATATGCTGACATATTGGCAAACCTGAATGCCCGGAGCGCCAATTTATTGAAAGAAATATACAAAAAACAATCATCACCGAACATTGAAGATGATTATGAAGAAGATATTAACAAATCATTATTTCAACAATGTTATGATGATATACAAAAACACGCTTCATGGCATCCTCCTAGGAACGGAAAAATTGAATATTCCTTACCAGATTCATTCGGAGCAATTCATTCTTTTTTCCAATACCCTTTTATACTGCACGGCACTGAAAAAAGAATAGAGACTTATACGTCTCGCTATGAAAACGATAAAGCTGTCGAAGTAGAAGATATAATTTTAGAATTTTCAAAAGATGATAGTAATACCCTGATAGGATTAAAAAAATTAGGATTAATAAAGTATAAATACCTTTATGATGACCAAAAATATGTTGATATCGGGAAAAGGGTACATACAAAAAGATGCGGGGTTTTACTGACGCGATTCGGTTATTCTTTTGTTGATTGTCTTGAAAATCCAATGTATCAAGGAACAGACGAAAGAGCGAAACAAGAGATTTTCTTGCGAGCATTAATCCAACAGAAGGCTGGTTTTTAGCATTGACACCTTTCTGTAATTTCTTTTTCACTATGATCTGAACAAATACATTTAATAGTTATTTCCTGACCGCTTGGCTTCATGCGGCAATGATCATATTTTCTAATAGGACTTCCATCATCTAAAACTGGCCGTTGGCAATCATTACACTTTTTTAAAACATCCTGAGAACCAATTAACATTCTTTTTACAATTACTTTATCCATTTCTAATACCGGACAGGAATCAGAATCGTCATCTATAGCTATAGAAATATTATATATATCGGTTTTACAATAAAAGCAAAAAGTAATACGTTCTTCATCAGGCGATAAAGTAGCGGAATATAACTTGGGGTTAAATTCATTAAGAACTAGAAAAAAGCTTACAAGGCCATAAAACTCAAAATCAGAATAATTATGAGACATGGATTTTGCCTATACTTTTGTATAAATGACTTGTAATGCATCATTTTCTGGAAGAATTTTATTTAAGGATTGTCTTACCATAGTTTCATATGCAAAAACATCATTGCTTCTTTCTTCCCTTTCTTTGATAGAAGCATCGGCTGCTTTTACCGCCTCTTCTTCAACCTTTCTGGCATAAACAATATTTCCATCCGGGAATCTTTCTTTGCTAATTTTTTCAATTGTTATGCATTGGTTTATAATATCATCAATTATCCGCTGTATTGAAGTATCCTTATCATATCGATAGATTGAATAAAACCCATTTTCAAGGCAAACGCCATAATACCCATTAATAGACACTGTTTTTCTTGAGATAAGAATACGGTAATATTTCTCAGGGGCAATATGCACTTTGAAGGCATGAATACATTTAAAATTATTAACCGGAATGCACATTAGAAACCCCCGCAAAGTTTTTTGAGACAGTTCTTGAAAAAATATTTACTATGGGATTTTTTCCGGAACAAACAACAGGCTTAAATAATATATTATTAAATTGGGCTGATTTCTGCCCCAGCAAAGATGCTAACATAGGTTTTAACAAGCCGTTACGGATTCGCGGTAGAGCAACCCGTCACTCCTCCTCTTTTTGATGACTTAATATTACAATGTATTTTAATATTTTGTAAATATGGCTTTATAAAAAATTTAAAAAATTTTGATTAATAACTATACTTATATATAGGTAAAATTAGGCTCACAATGTGAGTAAAATATAAATTGTTTCATAAAATAGTTAATAATAATGATCCGGTAGTTATTTTTTTATACGGTGCTTTACTTCGCATAAGGGGAAAAGCTTAATATTCTCCAAATAAAAAAGCGGCGGATGGAGACGTTAACCTGGGTAAATTTATTTAGGCAATATTGCAGTAAACTCAACCCGCACAACCGTCCTGTAGTAAGCCGCCTCCGCGCCGTGCATGGCGCGATATGTGCGCCGGATCATTATATCGCCGAATGATTTTCCACGCTGAAATAGTTTAGTAATCCATTCATATTTTTTTGTTGTCTCGTCCATGCCAGCGCCCAGAGGAACCATGATATCGATCTGGAAAATCCCGCTCCAGCGGTTTTCGGCGTGTTCCCCCAATCCTGCCGGCTCCGGCTCATTCGGCAAGAATGATAAAACAAAGAACCGCCTGTCATCGGGTTCTTTAAATAGTTTGTTTGGGAGAGATACATTAAGCGGATTTTCATTGCTGTCATTTTTGATATAGGAAACGCCGGAAAATTCGTTGAGTGTCAAAAATGCGTCAATTAAAACTGTTTCAATATAGGAGTCTGTCATTTATGTCTCTTTTTCTCTCTTATCGCAGAAATAAAAACAAAAATTAACATTCCCATTATTATAACAACAAGAATGCCAAAACCAATAAGATCACCGTATACTTTAATAATTATGAATTTTTCAGTATACCAATCAATAAACAATTTTATTATGTTAATCATTTAATACCCTTTGCTACTTGCACAGCCTTTTCCCAAAGTTCATTCGCTTTACTTAAAACAAGCCCAACCATACCATGTGGAGCTTGTAAGCTAAACCCCTCAGCGGTTATCTTTGATTGTTTTTCAGTTTTCTTTTTCTCTACTGGCGGACTGTCTCCGTTTTGATCTGCTTTTCTGCCGGGAAATTTCTTGCCTATTAGAGATTTTCCCTGACCTTTCGCCTTGCCGTAACCTCCGTATTCCAACATTCGTATATATGGCAAATTGTTTTGTATATAGATTTTATCATCACCTTTGGCGCTTTCAATTACTTTTGCGCCATCGGACATGACACGGCCGCCTTTTCCCTTCGCCTGGTCAGATTCGGTTGTCTCGCTATTTATTGTAACCAGCCAATTTTGCCGGGCGGCGCCAGTGTCAACAGGGGTACGCATAACTACCCGGTTAAAAACGCTGAACGCAAATATATTGATAGCGTCACGGGGTGCGTCTTTCATTTTCGTTGCCCACTTTAGCGGGTCAGTTCCCTGCCATCCCATGACTACATCCTACATTGACATATTGATAAACAATTCTCTCTGATCATGATCAATTAACACAATCTTGGTTTCACTGGTTTTATCATTTACGTTGACAGCTACAGATTTTAGAGAATATCCTATTTTTATTGCTACATTCTCTATAAAGATCATTACCTCAATAAATATTTTTCTGTAATTCATATTTTTTCTCCTACTTCCGGCATTGAAGCCGGTATAAAATAACCGTCATGGCATCAGGGTTTACCTTAGTTGGATTGATCACCTGATAGGTGTCTTTCAGTATTTTTCCTTTTTTGTCATATACCTCAAGCGAGGACAGGCCTGGTTTCGGCTCACCTGAAAGTACGGCCATGACTTTTCGGTCGCCTGCTTTAATAACTGTGCCATCAATGAGTTTATCCTCATAGCTGGTAACGATACAGTAACCGTCAAAACGTTCTTTCTGTTCTTCGTATTCGTTTGTGGCTGGATTGTATACGGGCGGATTACCGCTGGAGTTGACTAAGATACAGCGCGTGCCATTGGAGCCTATGCGCCGTTTTGCGGTGGCAGCCATTGAGCCATAATTGACACCCATTTACAGTTACACCCGCTCCACTCGTGCCGAACCGACACTTGAGCCGCCAGTAGCAGTCTCCTCTTTGCCGTAAAGCCCCCTGAGCAATTTATCCAGTATCTCAAATCTGGTTGCGGAAACATTTACCCTGTCTTTTGGATTTGCATAACTTACGTCAACAGCGCCCTCAATGCGCTCACGCACAACTTCCTTATTATTCTCTGTGCTAAACAGGCTTTCCTCGGTCATAGAGAGCCACACGGCTTCGCAGGTCGCTTTCTTCACCGCGGCGGGTACGCCCTCGACAGAGAAGCCGTCAAGCTCTACTCCGGTGCGGGGCCACGCAAGACCCTGTTCGAGAGTCTTGCGGTTTCCCAGCCACTCATAACTGATGTCAACTAACTGAGTGCCGGCGATGATTGCGGCGTCTTTTTCATCGCCAGACAAAGCATTAAACTGGGCAAGCCTATCACCCATGAGGTGCATTTCAACATAAGGAACGCCAATATAAACATTAGCGTCTTCTATCCCTGTGCCGTCTTCTACTATGAGCATGACTTACCCCAGTTTTATTAAATTAGTCCAAAACCTCAAAAGGTACTTTCACGACGCCTTGAACAATTTCCGCGCTGTTATTTTCAATGATGATTTTGGTGTGCGGGTCAAAGTTCTTTTGCAGCCATTCATTGAGCGGCTTACACAGAGCAGAGAACTCATCCGTTAGCTGCTGTTGTTTTTCATCCATAATTTTTCCTCTCTTTTTATTTACTGATGGTATCGAACAATGCAAGTAAATCATTCTCCGCTAAACCGTCCGCTTCCTCAGCGGTTTTCAGTTTAGCTTCGACAACTTTCGCTTTGACGGCTTCGAGAATCTTCTGTACAAGCGCGTCATGCTCAAATCCTTTGAATGACTTGTCATAGATATTTCTCTTGCCGGCAAACTTAAGCAATTCGGCTTTATTCAAATCAGCGAGTTTGATCTCATCAGAAGATTTGTCTTTGATGTCAAGCTCATCTTCAACATCTTCATCTCGGACTATTTCCGAATCAACAGACGGTTTTGCCTCCGCCTGTTTTTCGGAAATGCCGAATTTTTTTCTAAATTCGGCATAATTCATTATGCAGCTCCGATCTGGTGCCTGAGGGCAACAATGCGGATGTTCTTCGTTTCGTAAACCCTCAGCCAGTTTGTACCGGTCGCAAGCTCGGTATTACTCGGGGTATTGCCGGCAGCCGCGCCTATCCATTTCACGCCGCGCGGATGCATGATAAACACCCTGCGATTGATGAGGACGTCGAGGCTTTCGGTTCCCTTACGTTCTATCTCAACAGGGTTTTTGGGTTCGCCTTCCGCATAGCCAACGGCGCCCAGCCCGAAGAAGTAGGTGGTGTACACCTTTTTATCCTCACCTTCGATTTCCAATGTTTCTACCGGTGCGCCGTCATCGGCGATCACGGTACGACCGAGGAATCTGGCAAGTTCCGGCGCGTCTTGAGATGTGACTTCACCGGGTTTAACGGTAATAAGCCCTTTCTTGAACAGGTCCGCCCTGACCGCAGAGTGCGTTATGATACCAGTAAGACCTTCGCTCGCGTCTCCCAGCAGGCTCATAGCGTCAACCAGTAAATCGTTAGTTACAACTTTTTTGTAAGCATCAAGAATGCTGTCTGTCATTGAGGCAGATGCGAAAATGCCCTTGAGGATTGAAAGCAGGGTCGCCTGATCGTCCCTCGCCCAGAACCCGGCTACCTTATTCGCGATAGCAAGCATTGGATCGTCACCCGCAAACAAATCCGCGAGATCTTCCGCGCCCCACGACTTGATTCTGGTGAGGATTGCTGCGATGTCTTGTTTCGCGGTGATTTTGCTTGGGTTTGTCTTGCCACCGGAAGACCATACCTCGGAATTACCGTCCAGATCATCCCAGTACGGCATATTGACTGTATTCCCGCCACGCGGCACTTCGAGGTTGGGAACGACTCCCAAAATGCCCGAACTGCGAATTCGGGATAATTCAGCAGTCCGCTGGTTAACGTACCTCATAAATACGCTTGGCACGATTATGTCTGATACTCTTGTTACATTGGGAGAATCAGCAAACCACTGCATGTGAATTAAAGGAAATTTCTTTTTCATAAAATTCTCCTGTCGGCTCCAATAGAGCCATAAGAAATTAAGTTATTTTACCCCGGCTGCTTCCATCAACGATTTAGCGCGCGCCGGGTCTTCCCTTGTTATTTCCATCTGCCTTGTAAGATTCAAGGTTTCTTTCGCCCAAGGGTTCGCGATGGCAGGCCTCGTCCCACTTGAACCGGGAGCGCCGCCGCCAGTGCTGGTACTTTGCAAGTAACGCTTTCCTTCCCTGGTATTGAGGAAGTCCATCAAAAGGTCGGCCATTTTTTTGCCGTCCTTATTGATGTATTCTTTTTTGCCGCCGTAATCATACGGCTCGAAGTCTGATTTCGGATAATCGGCAAAGAATCTTTTATGCAAACCGTCTCTCATGTCGGGGAAGATAGCGGTATTGGCGTTTACCAGCTTTGAGAATTCCTCACCGATAATGTACTCTGTTTTGTCCTTCGAAAGGTCGCCGATCTTTTCCTCATACTCCGCTTTTGCCTTGGTGTATTCTTCCGTGAGCTTTGCGATATTGTTTTTATGCTTCTCAATCTCAGCCTGATAAATCTGCTTTTCTTTGTCAGGCAAGCCGGATTCCAGTTTTTCATTGAGTTCCTTGTTCGCGGTTTCAAGCCCTGTTAACTTCTCCTGAAGTTCGGCGAGTTTCTTTTCGACCGCTTTTTTCTCCGCAAGGATATCATCCCTGTTCTTTACCAGGGGGAGATTCGTTTTTTCATATTCCGCGATAATTGCTTGAATATGTTCGTCTGCTTTATCCACGCCCTGAAAAATAGGAGTGAGAAATTCTTTGTCGATAGCCATAATTCATACCTCTTAGTTAAGTTAATTACCCCGCTACTGCGGTGCGCGCCGCGCCGGTAATTGCAAGCTTTCCGTAATTGACATACACGCTTCTGCGCCGGCTGCCGGCCATGCCAATACTTCTTGCCTACAATAAAAAAATAAGAGGGAATTTTATTTCGCGCAATTCGGATATATTTACTTAGTAAGTATGTACGATGGTCAGGAAAGGCGGATGGTACCCAGTGTCCGCGGCATGAATGGGCTAGGCATTGGCTGGCGTTTGAGATAAGACCTTAACTGTATTTTTTAGTAACATTTCACTAAAAAGCCTCACTTTTCTTTTATTTAGGTTAGGCATATAAGCGGTTCTTGCTTTATTATGTTCTAGCGGATTATAAAGAAACAACCCTATATTTTCATTCTTTAATAATTCCATATCGACTTTTTTATTTTCCGGTATGCAAATACAGGCGTAATCAGCACCTAAAGCATGATCTTTTGCCTGTGTAATTGCATGACTTATATTATTGATTTTGAATTCAATGGTAAAAATGACATCGTTTTCATTAACGAGTACCATGTCAATACAGCGGCTTAAAAACGGTACTTCTGTGGCTATATGTTTAAAACCAACAGTACCCCTAAAAAATGAATAGCAATCTTTGACCATATCCAATTCAGGCGTTTTTGATTTTGTCATTATTCCGCATCCTAAAACTCAGACTCCGCAAAATAAAACGTCTCCCCTGGGACACATCACGCTTTCGCGGAGAGGTGCGGGGAGTTCTGTTCATCAAAAGGTAAGAAAATCTGTTGTCTCGTTTTTATTTTTCTCATACGTTTTCACGGCCCTGTCAAACCAGCTTTCAAGCGTTAATTCCGGGTCTTTTTCTTTTATTTTATGATATACGTCAACAAGCTCTTTTATGAGGCTTTCATCAAGTCCATATTTTTTTAGCCCCTCATTAAATTCCTGTTCGTTCATATTTTGCCCCACTTCCAATTAAACATATACGCCATAGTATCGACTACTCTAGTTATAACATCTGCCTCTTGATTTGGCAATAATTCATTTACATTACGGCTTGCTATTTCTTCCCGTTCATATTTATTGTAATGGTATTTCCATGTCATTTCCAATGTAGTTAGGCTAGGTCGGTATCCATTATTTACCGTTAGGTAATACACATCATCATTTGGCAATGATACCATTAACTTATCAACTTTTCTAGTTCGGCAAATTGAGTTCATATCTTTATATGAAAATAGAGTTCCGTCTAAATGAGTATGTATGAAATCAACAGAACCTATCCCTCTTGTTGTTTCACGAAACTCTTGTGGATCAACATTTACTGTGGTTTTGGTCCCAACCCAACTTCCAAGAACTCTATTTTCATGCGATAAAACAGTACCATATTCGCGTCCTTGAACTCTTCCCTGTTCATTAAGCCATTTTGCTTCCTCATGTAATGCTTTTTCGTATGATAAATGGGAGTAATCTACCGTACCACGATCTATTTTTATAGCCGGGGTTTCATCATTTGTATTTGTTGTCGCAAAATTTAGACCTTCTTTCTCAGCAAGTTTATCTAAGCTTAATGTGTTTCCGTCTGCAACAAATGATGTTATCGGCATACCCGATCTGTAAAGCTCAAACCGTGTCGGTCCCAAAATATCCATGACAACATCATCTGGCTGTGTTTTGAGCCAATCCTCATAAGTCATGCTTGCCGAAACCGGACCGTCTACAGAAGCTCTTTCATCGTCATCGTCAAAGTCCTCCATGCCTTTAATGACAGGGAGATAGAGGCATCTACAGTTATTATGAGCGGGTAATTGCGGAGCTTCTTCCAGCGTCTCAAACTTCTTGCCGTCCAACTCGCCGCAAACAAGGCAAGTACGGCTATCCAAAGTCCCAACATAGCGATAGCCGGAAAATAACCGGCTATTCTGTCTGTATGTTTCGTCCCTCGCAGTTTCAGCGAGATGCGCGACCATTGTTCTTGTGTTCATCTCCAGCGATTTGCGTAACGCTTGCATCTGCCACGGCTCCATGTCTTTGACAGATCCTAAAACATTGCGGTTTATCTGTTTAGCGGTAAGCCCCGCCAGATAACCGGCGCGAACGCTTGTATCCCAAGTTTTATACAAATTATCGCTCAGGCCGTTAAGATAGCTTTCAAATGTCTCGTGGCCTTCCTCAGAGTAATTTCCGAAACTCGCCGCAGACCATACCTTTGCTGGAGCGGGAAGTTCAAAGTCCACCGTTACCCCTTCCGCCCAAAACGGTGCGGCTCCACAAAAAAGGCAATAAACTGATGACCTAAAAGCCGTTTCCGGCTCGCCATGTGCTTGGTTTTTTCCGCAGATTCAAGGATTTTTTCGAGAATTGTTTGGACTTCAGTCCAAAATTCATCAAGCGCGGCGCCTATCCACATCAACCAAACCAAAATACGGTTCAAATCACTCCTCCTGCTTGCTCTAGGACTTCATAGTCTCTTGGCAGTTTTGCCATTCCATTACAAAACGCTCTCTGGTGATTCTTTGGGTTCGGTACTCATCAATAATTGACCTAAACCAAGCCCAGTTGATCCCATTCTTTCATTGGTGCATTTCCACTCCCTTCCCAAATAAAAAAAGGAACTGTCTCCCACCTTGCGGCGTGCAGGAGTATCCGGCTCCTGCAAGGAAACAATTCCTTTCATCGCACTGCCGGTACAGTGTCTAATCCCATTACAATCCTATTATGATATTAAAATAGGATTATGTCAATTCTTTTTTGCTCCTTTTTTTGAAATTTCTTTCTCTCCGAAAGATTTATCTGGTTTCCCTTTTGGCTGCTTATACCTACTGGCTGCTCTTTCTATACAGGTATAAAGCTGTCTACTTAGCCATTTCTTGGCGTCTAGGCAGTTGCCGGTAAGATATTCCTCAAATAGCGCCGCTTCTTTCTCCGAAAGCTCTATCTCGGCTCTGTATTTAGCCATTTTCGCCCTCCCCTTCCGGTTCCTTGCGAACAATGGTTAAGGTAATGCTTTTCGACCCGATTACCTCGTACTTGTAGATAACCCAGCCGTCGTTTGCCAGCGTAGCGGCGAGTTCCGGTAAAGCCTTGAAATCAGTTGTTTTCATGCGGTTTCTCCGGTAAAGAATTCTTTCTGCCTGGCAGGAAAGGATAATATGTTCTTGGGATACAGTTTCTGTTTCTCGTCCATTTCTTTCCGGTGGTAAAAAGCCATTACTTCTTCCGCGAGTTTTGCAAATGAGAATGAGTAAACGCGTTCGGTTTGGATTGCGTCTTTTTTCATCTGTACCTCCGGTAAGGTTTTGGCTGTCTGGCAGCTTGATTATATATTATCGTAATATTACTATATTTTCAATATTAAATTGCGAAATGATACGATATTTTTAAATTTTCCTTATGTTCTTCTATACAGATGTGTAGTAATATCGTAAATAATCTACATTTTTCAATATTTTTATTAAATCGTCCGATATAGAAGCAATGAACGGCATAACGATTGATGAAATTGCAAATGAACTTGGTATACCGTGGAAAACCGCACATAAGCGGATTGAAAAACTTGGTATAAAACCATTGTCGTATAAAGCCTTGTACGATCCTTCCGTAGTAGAAACAATCCGTAGTGTCCCCGGCAAGGGCCGCCCGAAAAAGCCAAAGCCGGAAGTAGGAAAAAAGCCGTGAGGGGGTTGAATAATTCACTATAAAGAGCTTCAATATGGTAATTAGGAGAAGATCGTGAATTATATCTATAAATGCGTACTAGCGCCGGTAACCATATCGACCGAAACAACAGTTTCAGTTAATCCAGAAGGCTCTATACAGAGAACCCTCTGCCTTGACTTCCTGTTTTCTATGTATTATAATAATACTAAGGATACTATATGAACCCGACTCCTAAAGAAAAAATTGTTATTGATAATTTTTTCTCGATTGATCATTTTGAGTGGGAAATTAAGAATTTTAATATTTTGACTGGTGAAATGGCATCAGGTAAAAGCATTTGTTTAAAATTAGTTTATTTTATTGAGCAGATTTTTCATAATATTATTTTTTTTTCAAATACCTTTTCAAAAGATACTCTAGAAAAAGAAGCGTTTTATAGTGTTTTATTGAAAGAATTTAATAAATATTTTCATAATACAGATAAAAGTCATGATTTTCACAAAACATCAATAACATATTCTTATACTTATTTAGATGTAGTATTTGATTTGACCGCAGAGTGGAATGATAAAGAATTAAAATGGAACAGCGAATACATCAACAGCCGGATAGACGAATGGCGTGGTTTCTTTTCCGCTGACAATACTCCAGATGTAGTATACAATGTACGAAACCGGATATATGAAAGATTGAGCCATGATTTTTCTTACACTTTTCCTATCGGAGCAGAGTTTATTCCGGCTTCCCGCGCGATAGCGGCCATAGCCAATCCTCCTAATATTCCGGATCCTTACCTTGACTATTTCATAAATAATGACAAATCTTTTGTTTTAAGATTTGATGAAATAACGGATAATGAAGTCAATAAAATACTTCACTTGAATACTATAACTGTAAAAACAAATAAGGATACCCATGAAAAGACATTGGAAGTGGAGGCGCTAGATGGAAGAAAAATAACACCTCTAGAGTTAAGCAGCGGACAACAAGAGCTCATTTACCTTTTACTATTAATAAAAAATTTAGATCAAACAACATTTATATATGGACGAGCGACATCCATATTCATTGAGGAACCTTCTGCTCATCTGTTTCCTCAAGAGCAAAAAGAATCCATCGAGTATATTGTTAAAATTTTTAGGAAATTACAGAGTATTAAAGAGAAAAATAATGCAAGATTCTTTATATCAACCCATAGTCCCTATGTATTGAATGTCATAAACAATATGCTTAAGAAAGGTTATCTTATTGAGAAAATAAATATTTGTCCCGATGAAGCTAACAAGAAGTTGATGCAGGAGGAGATTAAGAAACTTAACTTTCCCCATCTTTCAGTTTATGAAATATCCGCTCATTTTATCCAAAAAGAAGTGGGGAACATGATCAATGAATCTGAAAACGGTGCGTATCTGTATGAAGAGATGATAGAAGACATCACTCAAAAAATCAACAGTGATTATAAACAGGTAAAAAAAATTCTCGACCAGTTTAAGGATTAATAATGTCGCTTGAAATTTGTCCCAGCTTGTTTTATATAGTACCAGACAAAAAAACAAAAGCTTATAATGAGAATGATATTTTCAGATCGGATGGTTTCAGGGTGCTACAAGCAGAAACCCTAACCCATGTAAAAGAAATAATCGCTAATACCTCTATTAACCAACCTTTGCAAGTACGACTGTTGTGCTGTTACCGAATGAAAGATAAAGAGGAGACTTATTGTAAGAATCGGAAAGTAGATAATCCGGAAAAACAAATCTGCTCTGTAGAATCAGGTATAAAGACCAATTATATTCATTTTCATATAAATACGCATGATCTGAATTGTAATGATTATTTACTTGCTTTCATCGAAGACGCCGATTTGTTTGCTGAAACCGAAACACTGGTAGAAGATTTGTTTACTTCTATTGCATGGCTCGGGATAAGGTCCCAAGAGATTTATTTTAATATATTTACGTATGGGGAGCCGGTTTTTGGTACTTATAATGTGAATCATGTGGATGAACTTATAAATTCGACAAAAAAGAAAAAAGAAAATAAATGCCAGCGAATTATCAAACATGAAGTTATTAATATTAGTATGAAATATGAAAACCGTTTGACTGCATCTTTTAAAAACGATTTATTATCTTTTAATCCTTCATGATAATGAGAAATGAACCGTTAGCATAGTGCTTAAACCTTCCGATGATTAACTAAAGGAGTTAACCATGCCCGACCTTAACGAGCTTAAAGAAGTAAAAATCCGCCTCCCTGCGTATCTGATAGACCTGTTTACATCGCAAGCAGAATATACAGGGCGTTCCTTTAACGATGAACTGGTAAATGTTCTCGAAAAAGCAATTTTCCTTGACCCAAATGATTTAACCCTGGTAAAAGAAACCGCCGAAGCCAAAGCGGAACTTGACGCTATTCGGGAGGCAAGTGCGGAAGAAGGCATGATGCTCCTCCGTAAAGTCCGGGAACGCAAACAGGTTATTGATGACATTTCCCGGATAAAGCCCCCGGATAAAAATTAGTTCATTCCGGCTTAAGGCATCATCAAATAAGTTTTATAGCTTCTGATCTTCGTGAAAAGCTGAAATAAGATCCTCATCCGATACGTCAATCCCTTTCCCGATCTGATCCCTGAACCACAGCAGTACCGCTCCGGCACGGGCGCGGTGACGTGCTACTTTCTGGTATTCAAGGATTTTCCCTGCCAGGTTTTTCCTGTTCTCCGGGGTGAGTTCCGTGATACCGGCTTCTTTCATCGCTTGCTTTTCGGGATCAAAGGTATACGAAAACCCTTTGTATTCCATTGTTACTTCCATACTTATATCCTCCTATAAAATTCTCCGATAATATATCCATGAAGAAATTATCATTTATGGACCTTTCTACATCAGATAAGATCGTTATGCTGAATCTCACATTTTCGCTTAAACAGGCTGGAATTGTCGAAATCAGCGACAGGTATAAAGGAAGTCCTGAATTGATCATAGACGCCCTTATTGAGGAAGCGATTCATTTGCTCGACAAGAGCGATCTAATGACTGAATCAAACCCATAAGTTCTTCTTCATCGCTTTCCAGCGGTATCCGTTTGTAAAGCGAGAAATGAAGCGAACGCACCTTGAATTGTTTTCCGCTCTCCTGTATGGTGGTGAGGTCTTTGTAGTGATCCCCCCTTGTCAATACATACCCATCCTCCTGAAGCGCCCGTACCGCTTCGATAAGGGATTTAATTTTTTCTTTAGCTTCAATCATCTCTCAACTCCTTGATTTTTCTTGCCCTATGTGCAAGAATCTCCGGTATACCCGGAGGCAAATTATGTCAAAAACACCGTACCGTATTCTTTACCGCGATAACAAAAATGATATTTACCCATACTTTGAGTTTGATGTTACGCAGTACGAAACCGCCGAAACCGCATTGGAAGATGCCAAGAAACAGTATCCCAATGAGGAATGCGCCATCGTCAAACTTTGTTATGTGAAGCAATCTGCTCTTCCGCCCTCCAATCTTCAAGACACCTGGCAAAGCTATCTGCCTGACTTGTAGCAAGCACGAACAGATCGCGTTCAATGCTTTTCTCCAAAGGCATTCTGCGCCATTCGGCTGCGTTAGCTGTTTTCTCGAATATGCGCTTGGGTAAGCGAACCGTTATTACGGTCTCCACTAACTCATCATCATCAAATTCATCCGCATGGGTTTCCAACCCGATTTCCTTGAAATAGTCTCTGTTAATCATCGCCCTGCTCCTTCTAGTAATATATTATCGTAATATTACGACATTTATGTCAACTCAATTATCGCCAAAAAACTTATTTTTCTTAACAAATTTGTGAACTAGAAATAAAATCATAATAGGATTGCAATGGGATTGTCAAGGGATTAAATAAGAGGATAAACATCAATAAATATTGGAATCACAGTGTGAGCAAATATATATACTATTTAAGTGTATAGGTAATTACAAATTTTTTTAAAAATTTTTTTATATTTTTTTGTAAATATATAAAAATTTGTGCTAATATATAATTATCAAAAGAAGGAGGAGTGTCGGATTACTCTACAGTGAATCCGAATTAAAAGAAAGCCTATGTTAGCATCTTTGTCCGCGCAGGAACTAACCAAATTTATAAATATAATACCAAATTCTTTTATTTACCCTAGCAAAAATCCCGATAAATATTTTATGGTGAATATTTTCTCTTTTATTTTCTCAAAAAAAAATACGAGGAGCTTATAATGTGTATAGAGGTAAATGGTTACAAATTTAAAAATGCCTTTGAGGTTCAAATAAACAACAACGAAAAAGTTTACCGTATTCTTATGACTGATTGGATGGATAATCAATACATTAAAGGCTTTTATGGTGTATGTATTGATAATGGAATTTTTTATATTTCAAAAATAGTAAAGCCTATAGCAATGAGTAGGATTGTTGGTAATATCATTGCTCAAACACGAGAATTAGAAAAATACAATGAGGATAAATATCCAAGAAAAAAAATTACCTATCTAGGTGCAATTAATGGAACCGCAAGCAACATGGCGAATGAATGTATAAGGAAGAGAGAAGAAGAATTAGGTGATGAATTTACATTTATTGAAAAAATGCTAAAACTATCTCTAGTTAATTTTTATGGAGAAACTGAGCTTACAAAAATATTACACACAACCATTAAAGGATACCCCCATGCAGTTTAATTACGGTCTTGCTGGCTTTATGGCAACACTAGAAATGAATAATATTCCGATACCTGAATTTAGAGAATATAAAAAAGACTACTATGCCTTTTATCTTGATTATACGGAAGATGAGATATTATGCGGCTACACTACACTTTATCGAGAATTTGATCGGTGCGAGTCCTTTGGAGTTGAAGATATCGTACTAAGAAAAGTATTTTATCTTAGAATAGGTATATTAGATGAATTATCCAAGTGTAAACGGCCAAGGATACCGAAAAATAGTGAAGATAGGCATTGTGAATTTAAAAAACTTGGTACAAAAACAGTTATTCCAAATAAAAATGGAAAACCTTATTATGCTATTTGTAAGTATAAAAAAACAACCGCCAAATGACAAAGTGTAAGCCTAACATAAATTTTTTTTTGATATAGCGGTACTTTGAGGGGGGCACTAGGGGGGTTCCCCCCTTTTTGGGGGAGGGTCTCTGAAAAATGATACTATTTTAATCCTTTTTTAATCCCTTGATAAAAAGTACTTGATAAAAATAAAATTTCCAAAAATAATAAAATCAGTCGAATGTATGACCTTGTATCTTTAGCAGATAAAGTAGGCTGGCGGCCTGTTAAATGAAACAAAGCTGGCAGTTTCCTCAAATTACCCCTTTTTTATACCTGGTTTCTATAGTAGGTACTTGTCATTATGTTAAATGTAAATTATTATATAAATATATTGATTTCTTGTTGATAATACCTGCGTATGCGGGTTAGGGCATTAATGGCTTAGCCTGAGTATGCCTATTTATGAGCAATTTTGTTTCAGGGAGGATGCAACTTTGCAAAGGTAAGGTTTTTATGACTAATATATTTGCTGCTCAAAAATTATACAATCTTCGCAAGATTCACCTTACTATAAGAAAAAAAACAAACGAGCTTCTTTCAAAACATGATGATGTAGACTATTTAGAAAACCCTTCTATTGATGTAAAAGCCATTGCGGAAGAAGTTGGTATTGCAGGTGTTTCTTATGTTTCACCAGAAGAGATTAACTATGAACACGCTATTCTTGATGATACTGATCCAGACAGGGTCATTATAAAGGTAAATAATAATGATAGTGAGGGAGAACAGCTTTTTTCAATAGCCCATGAAATAGAACATTATATTAAGAAAAAAGCTGATGCGTTGAAAAAAACCGATAGACTTAAAAAAGCTGATATATTTAAAAATACTGATATTAATAAAAAAACTTTTGTATTTGAAAAAGCGGATGTATTTATAAAAGCTGATGATCTTGCAGCCAGAGGAGGTTACGTAGATAAAAAAGCAGTTCAATATATAAGAAAAATGAAAGGCTCTACCCTTGTTGCAAGTTATATAGCAGAAACTGTTTCAGGAAAATTAGGGAAAAATGTTTCCATAGAACAAGCTTATAAAGAATTAGCAAAGGTATTCTTTATTGATTCAATTAGGAAAAGTATAATACGGGGAAAATCTAAAGAACAATTCATACTAAATATGGTTAATAAGTTATATGACGAAGAGATGGCTGATTATTTTGCAGCTAACTTACTTGTTCCAACCGAGCGATTCATCTTATGGGAAGACAAATCAGATAGCGAAATTGCAAAAGCCTTTAAGGTATCAAGGGCTTGTATTAAAAAACGCAGAGAAGAAATAAAACATGAACTTAATTTTATAAAGTTCAATATATCATCTGGTGATACAAAAGTTTAAGCACCTCTTGATAGCATAATAGTTTATTTCGGGATCAAGGGGAGCTATTTTTCAAAGTGGATGGCTTTGTTGAAAAAGTAGAACAAGATATAAAATATCTCGAAGAAAAATGTAAAATTACATGGTTAAATAATCAAGTGCGTCAGGATACCATAGACTTAATTACTGATGGTGGCAAAAAAAGAGAGAATTACCGACTACATTTAAAAAGAATGGGAGAAGATATTTCAAGGGAATGGAAACATAATCTCCCAGATAAAGAAGAATCAAAAGAAGAACCTGTTGGTGCAGGAGAGGTCATGTCTATAATCTTTAAGATTAAAACAGTAGGAAGGCTAAGAAAAAGGAAATACTTTGAAATTTCTAAAATTCTGATTGCTCCTGAACATTATAGTAGAGAAGCGTTATTATCAAGATATTAACATAATTCTGTATTTAAGTTTTTGTAAACTAAATATCTTCTCCATTGCGTAATACCATAATAATCTCAAAACGATATTAAATATTTCTTATTTTTCTATAGTAAAATGCCGAAATTTAACATATGGAAAATCCAGCCTACAACAAGAAATATAATTTACGGCTTCCGCAAGAGCTTTACACAAAGATCGAACAACTCGGACGTACTTATGACCGTTCTGCCAATGAACAAATTGTTTATATGCTTAAAACATGGCCGGAGCCGTCTATGATCGAAGACAGGCTGGCTCGGATAGAGGAACTAATATTTCCCAATGAACCAAAAAGGGCAGTAGGTCAGTAGATCATTGGAAAGTTGGCGTGGGAAAATATGGGACAATTTATTATTCGAGATATGTTGAAGAAAATATTTTACAGCTTAAAATAGAGGAGAATATCCATGACCCTTAATCCCGAGGATCAGCGAAAACAAGCCTTAGAAATATTCATTCGTGCGTTGGCTGCCGCGCCGGATTCGTTTATGAAGTCATTATCCGGCAAGGAATACGCAAAACACGCGGTTGATGGCGCACAAGAAATCGAAGGGTATCTGTTTCCGAAGACACAGGAAAAATAAACACGAAATTTGTGCAGTTATTGTGCAATTATTTCTAAACCCTTGACAAAATAGGCGAAATAGGCTAAATAAATAATATCAATAAAAGCAGGGATTCAGCGGAAACACCTGTTTTAGTGAGAATTATCGCCTATTTATGGGAGAAAATTGTCAAAATTGATAATGCAGTCTTGGTGGAACTGGTAGACACGCTAGCTTGAGGTGCTAGTGCTGAAAGGCATGGAAGTTCAAGTCTTCTAGGCCGCAGAGATTGCTAATTCCTCATACATT